TGTTTCCGGGGACGATGCCTGTATGTGGATTCGCAGTCGTGATGTGGAAGCGTGGACTCGAGCTTTCTGGGAAGTGTATGATGCCCCGAAAAGCGGCAGAGCACACGGTCTAGGTCAAGCTGCGAAATCTTTGAACTTTGGCTATTGGTGGGACTTAGAATTTATATCGAAACGGTCTATCCTCACTAACGGCAAAATTGTTATCGTCAGAGACATAAAAAAAGCAATTACAGGATCCAGGTATTATGCTGGCTCAGAGCTAGCATATATAAAAAACCCCAAGACGCATGCGTACGCCGTAGCATACACTGAGTTGCACGGCTGTAAATCAATGCCGCTCACAAGTCTCATATACCAAGCCAGAATTGAATACGGCGAAAGAGATGAAAAAGTGCTTAGTATGCGGGACAAGAAATTCATTAATATAGCCATGGTGGATCAGCACATAGACCCAATAGACGAGATGACCGGGTACTCGATTCACACAGGCGTGAACCCAGAACTCTTGGTTTCCACTTTATACAATTTGGCTAACGTCACCCAACCTGGTAACGCAGTGTTGGTACCAAATGAATTATTGAATTGCGACATCGGCTGCAATTTAGGCCTCACCATTAAAATGAAGAAAGCAAATAGCGCTAACAACCGCAAATCTTTGGTGAGAGCTCTTAGACCCGGAGGAGTGAGGATTAAACAGAGACGTAAAGGTGAGACCTCTTTGAAGGCTTACCCCACTAATGACGTGCAGTTAATGAGGGTGGACGGACGTACTAAATCCACTAAAAGTAAAATGCTTCGCGATCGACCTGACGCGATAGAGAAACAATCCCATTTTACTGATAGTGAAGTCGAATACGGCCAAAGCTTGATAGACCCATTTACTCACGTCCGGACAAAAATCCCGAATATATATCCCATAGAGACGTCAACCTACAATTTCGAATCGTCAACGACAATCTCTTCAGACGCCAATGGGACTCTACGACTACTATTCAGGCCATGGGATATAGGATACACAATTGCATCCTATACCCCAACTTTATCTGTTATCCTCGATCTGCTGTGCAGATTCGATAATAGTATCCTCTGGGAGGGCGGTCACTCGGTCTTGAGTCTTGAAAGCCTTAATAGGCCGACGAGTACTCAAAGACATCTCTTCAGCACTCAGCTTAGCTTTAGTCTTCTTCGAAGTCTTTACGG